TCTGCCGGGTTGTTCCGGATGAGCCGTTTCCGCCACCGTTGATTGCCTGCCGCGCCGTTTTCTTCGGCAACAATTTGCCGACCTCGGCTTTCACCTCGGCCAGGGCTTGGTCGGCCACCTTGCGCGCTTCCGCGCCGGTCAGCATCCGACCCAGCTTTTGCACCTCGGCTTCCGCCAATTGAAACGTCCGGCTGGTGTGCAGGCTTTTGAGCGGCAAATAATCAGGATCATTTGCCAGCTTTTCTTTCTCCCACTGGTTGGCCGCCGTCTCGATCTCGGCCAGGGCTGCTCGGGCTCGCTGCTCGCCTTGCTGCCGCTGGGCCTGCTGCCGTTGCGCCTCGGTCTGCTGCTGCGTCCGCCGCTGTCCGCTGCGGGCCTGCTCGAGTTCGAGCAGCTCACGCTTGCGCTTATCCGCCGCCGCCTGGTCAAGGACTCCGTCGTGCACGGCCTTGTCGAGCGCTTGCGCCTCGGTTAGTAACTCCGGCGATTGCAAAACCAGTCCGGCACGTTTCTCGGCATCCGCCAGCAGCGTCTTGAGCATCGGGACGGCGTTCGCCGGGTCGGTGTCAAAGCTCGTGATCAAGTGCCGCATGTTGGCGAAACCCTGTTGATTTCCACCCACGGCCTTGAACATTTCCTGAACGACTTCGACGGCCGGCTTGGCTTGAGTCAGCTGCTGGTTGATGTCGTACTCGCGTTTGTACAGCTCGCGCAACATCGCCCGGGCCTGCTTGCCCTCCTCTTTGCCGACCTTGTCGGCAATCTTCGTGATCGCCTGCCATTCAGGACGCTCCGTCAGCTTCTCGGGACCTTTGGTCTCCGCTCCAGTTTGAGAAAGATCTTTGGTTTCCTCGCCCTCGGCCTTCTCCGCCGGCGGCTCATCCGTTTTCGCCGGGGTCTCAGGGTCGGGAGTTGTGGATTCCGGCGTTTTGGCTGGCTCCTTGCCGATCGCTCGCGCGACTTCGGCCTTGAACTCATCCAATTCGCTAGGTTCGTTTGCCGGTGGCGTGGTCGCGGCGGGATCGCCAGTAGTCGTGGTTGAAGCGGGCGTGGCTTCGGTGTCGCCCTGCGCGCTCAGAGCCGGCGCGGTTTCGGTGGCGGCTGACGTGGCCGCGGCAGAATCGTCGATTACTGTGTCATCCATAAATTGGTTTTGTTTGGCTGTCAACTGCCTCGTTTATGACCCCGGGGCTGGCGCACCCGGTTGGGGAGGGCCGCCGTTCGCGTTTTCGTGCGCCGCTTTCACGGCCGCACCATGGCCGATTTTGTTAATCAGCCGCGATGCCGGCGGCCCCGGTTTAATGCCGAATTGTTGAACCGCCTGCTCCTGCTCCTCGGGAGGGAGGTCGGCCACATTCAGAGACATGGCGAGCGACGCGGGCTTCTGTGCTTGCGGGGGCGGCGGCGCGGGTACCTGCGCCGGTTTGAGGAAATCATCAACGTCGAGCTTGTCGCCCAGGCGTTTGACACCCTCCTTGATTAGCGGTTCGAGGTCGCGTCCGGACTGCTGCATCAGCGGGCCCAGCTGCGGCGCGATGGCCTGATAGTTCTGCACCTCCTGCACCTGGTTGGGGCGACCCATCGAGCCGGATTCGATGCGGAAATAAATCGCGTCGGCAATCTGCTCGCGGTTGAGCGAGGGCCACACCGCGCCGCGGCCCACCAACGTTTGGACGGTCTGCGGGTGCATCTCCTGAATCAACATTTCCCAATCCATCTGCGCAAGGGTCGTGAAAAGGAAATCCAGGTCGCCGATGTTGCTGCCGTCGCTTGTCGCGCGCGCCGCCGCCGCAATGTTCTGACCGGTCGCTTTCTCGTCCGGACGCTGCTCGCCCAGGTCGCTGGCCTGCATGCCGGTGGCCAGCATCATCGCCTGTGAGTCAGGCGTCGTGTCATAGAGATGATCGTCGAAGGGCTGCTTGGGCAGAGGCTGAATGAAATCGGCAATTTTCTCGCCCGGCTGCAAGCCCTCCATCATGAGCACATCGTGACCGTCGCGCGGGCGTGCCAGTTTTTCGAGGTCGTTCTGCCCCGCGGTCGAGGCAAATTTGCTTTTGACGCCGACCCACGCCGGACGGTTCGCGCTACGATGCTTGCGCCGCTCCTGCCCGGCCGTGTTCACATTGATCTGCATCGGCATCATGAGCCGTACGTCGGATCGTGGATAAATGGTGACGTCATTCTCCGGGTCATTGGTCTCGACCTCCTGCACGTTGAACGTCACGGCTACAATGGACCAGAACCGGTTTACCTCGGGCGAATTGGTCTCCGGTTCCTTGAGGAAATCCTTCACCCCGTCGCACACGACGTAGCGCAATCCGGTGTCGATGTCCTCAATGTGCCAGATGCAAACCTTGCGATTTTCAAACCGCTTGCCCGCGCCCTGGCGCTCGTCCTGGTCGTAATCGGTGCGGTCCTCCGCGCGCCAGCCGTCGCCAGTCTCCGTGTAAATCTTTGCGCCCGTATCGCGCAGATTGACGCCGTACTTTTTCTCCGCCTCGGCCACCGTCCAGAGGATCTCCTTCGCGATGCGATGCGCGCCGATGAACTCGCGCAGGCATTTGCACCGCCGGTCCACAATCACACTAGTGGCCTGCAACCAGTCGTGCACCACGCCTTCCTCGGCTGGCGCCGGCTGCATTGGTGGCGCGGCCTGCGCCTGTTCTTGCAGCTGCTCGGCAATCGAGGCCTTGAGGAGTCGCGCCTGCTCAATGCGCGGATCGTCGATGTCCACGATACCGGTTTCAATCGCCGCCAGTTCAGCCTGCAAAGCCTTGATGCGCTCATCGAAATTCATGCTGTTGGCGTTGTCGCTGGCCACCTCTTGCTCGTCGCGTTTGTACATGACCTGTACGAACGCCACGCGCGAAGTGATGACGCGCGTGACCGCCTGCTTCGCGCTGATGTACATGTCCGGCGATTGCGCGTCCCATTGGGCCTTGATCAGCAGCTCGCCCGTCTTCGCAATCTTCTCGAGCATCGCCTTTTCCTGCATGCCCTGCTTATAGTCCTGGAGAATTGCTTGCGCCTCCTGCAGGTCCTGCTGCATTTGCGGCGGCGGTGGTGGTACCGGCTGACCTTGTAACTCGGCTTCGTGCGCCTGCATTGCCTGTGGAGCCACCTGGGCAATGAGCGCCTTGCAATTGTCGATCGTCGCCTGATCGCCGTCCCACACCGTGAAATTCATGCGCTCTTTCAGCACTCCCTCGGGGGTCGGATTTTTGGCGTAGAGCGCCGCCGTCTTGCGATTGAGGAACTGCTGGACCATGTCGCCGATGTAATCCTCGGTATCCATCGAGGACCGGTTTTTATACTCGCCGGGCCACTGCCGGCCGGCCGCAAATTTCTGCTCCTGGCGAATCCGATCAAAGACCGGCCTCCAAAACTTGCGCTCCTCGATGCACCAGTCATTCAGTTCCTTGACCAAAGCCGCGCGGCTGCGGTCCTGTGGTTCGCTGGCGAGCGGATTGGGCAGCTTGCCAGTGGCCAGCACGCCCAGGGCACTCTTGGCGCGAGCCAAGAGGCCCATGGGCGGCGACTGTAGGGAGGGCGCGGGCATGGCTAAAAATCCGAGTTTGCCGCCGGGTTGGGCGAGCCGATCACCGCCTGGCGCGCGAGCGGCCGGCCGCGTTGCGTGTCAATCGCGGCCATGTCCGGGCGCGGCAATTTTGCGGCCGCCGGGTCCGGCGCATTGGCCATGGCCGCGCCGATGTGCCGCTGCGCCAGGCGCGAGAACATGCTGGCCAGGTGCAGGTGCGGTACCGTGCTTTTGGGCGCGGGAACTTTGCCGGCGGGAATTTGGTTGAGGGAGGGTTTCACGTCACGAGGTAGTAATGCGCGACACCGTTGCAAATGGAGCGCAAACGAAATTCGCAATAGGTTACGCCAGGCTGAAGCAATTGCTTCAAGTCGTCCTCAGACGGCGGCTTGGTGTAGTCGTGATAAGCGCGTTTGGGCATCCGCACGGCTTTATAAACCTCGGGAATTTCCAAGGTTGCGCCGTCGTGCTCTCCGCCATGGATTTCAGCTCTCATCCGATTTGCTGGCGGTCCATCGCGTTATTGAACGCGTCCTTTTCGTCATCATCGGACCCCGCCATGGCATCATGTTTTTTGAGACCATGCAGCGCGAGGTGCAGCCGCGCGCGGTGACCGTGCTCGCCATCAGACTCCTTGTGCTTCATGGCGAATTGTTGCGGCGACATGCCAGCCGCCTGCGCATGTTGATTGTGGATCGCGGCCGCCTTCATCGCGGTCTCCGCGAGCGCGCCAATTTCTGGATCGCTGACACCGGGCGTCAATTCGGTCTTCATTTCGCACCTCCATGCAGGGCCATCAGGGTTAACGCCAGTCGGGCGCGATGGCCGATTACGCCCTTGGCATGACGATGTTGCTCGGCGAAAGCGTGCGTGGACATTCCCGCGCGCTTGGCGGCCGCGCGAAAGACGCCGTGATGTTTGCTGACTGCGGCTTGAATCCAGTGTTCACTCATAGATCGTGCTCCTGTAACAGGGCTTCGAATCGGCGCAGTGGAAAAGTGTAAGCGTAGCCATTGCGCTCGCAGTAGCGCACCGCGCAGCGCGCTGACGCGTGGGAGTGCAGGGTAACGCCAAAACGATCGCGCAAGACCACGGCGCGCGTGCGCAGGTGGGACGGGTGAATGGTTAGGGTGGCGCGCGGTGTCATGACCATCCTTTCGCCTCGGGCTGCTTGTCCTGACCCCACGAATGCCAGGCAAACGTGCCCGGCTTCGGCGCATCACTGGGCTTGTCACCATCCGGCTTGGTAATTTTATCGAGACCCATGCCCAGCATCGCCAGCGCCGCAACCAAATCGTCATGCGCGCCCGGAAAGCTGAGCAGCTGCTTTTCGGCGTCCGCCCAGCGCGGCCAGTCGCTCGGCCAGTGCACCATGCCCATGGCCATCAACCCGCGTATGGAAACCGATCGCGCCACAAGGTCGCGCTTTTCGGCAATTGAATCGTCAATCCAAAAAAAACATTTGGTGTCCAGCATCCGCTTGCGCAGCAACGGCAGAATGGAACCGCTGATGGCGTCGCGCGCGGCCCACCATTGCGCCGGCCGGCGCCGTTCGATAATGCGGAAAATCGCATCGCACAAAACGTCGGTCTCCATTTTTTCCCAGACGGTATCGGGCAAAATCCAGATCTCGCCGGTCGGATCCACGCCCACGATGAGCAGGCACGTGGAATCATTTTTCTCCTGGATTCGGTAAGCGTGGTCGCTCGCGACGTAGATCCGCAAATGCTTCGGCAGATCAGCCGCCAAGTAAGTTTTGAGCCACTTCTTTTTAAACCAGGTGCCCTCGGCTGGTGTCGGGTTGCACTGGTCCTGCGTATGAAAATCCGACCGCACGATGTCGGATTTGTGGTTGCGCTTGGCCAAGTAAAATTCCTGCGGAAACCGTTCCGGCCAGCAAACCGCATCCTTGGGGCGCCCCAACGGATCGCCGTCGCCCTCGCTCAGCGCCGGGATGCGAATCCGCACAAAGCCGCAAGCGTAGCTGGCGTCGTAGTGCGGGTTGGTCGGGTCAAACAACCGGCCTTGGACGTCGTCCTCGTTTTTGCGGCTTCCGATAAGCAACTGCCACGCCTCGGCGGAGTTCATGCGTGACAAGCAATCCGCGATGTAACAACGCCACGCCGAATTGCGCTCGGCCTCGCTGTACGCCTCCTCGGCGCTTTTAAAAAAGTCATCGAAAATAATGCCGTGGCCGCCCACGCCGGCCGGAATCTGGCCACGCCCGAAAAATTGGATCTTCCCCCCGCCTTCGAGCTGAAGCCGCGAGGAGCTCTGGCTGTCCTCGCGCAGACGCGCGGCCGGAATCGCCCCAAAGGTCAGGGCGTAGCCGGGTCCGCGCAAATAGTCGCGCACATCGCGTCCGTGCTCATTGGCGAGCTCAGCGGTCGCGGTAATGATGAGCAGATCCCGTTGCGGCCAGTTGCCACAATGCCAGGGAACGAAGTTCCTGACGGCCATTTCCGTTTTGCCGTAGCGCGGAGCCGTCTCGATCTCGAGCTTGCGGATTTCCCCGCGTGCCAGGCGCATGAGGCTTTGGCCGATCAGCGCGTGGTGCGCCTTCCAGGAATACCGCGACTTGCTTACGTTCGCCGGATCAAGCGGGTCCGGCGTGTTCAGCTGAGCAAAAGCGAGCAAATCGAGCCGCGCCAAGCGCGCAGCCAGCAAGCGGGCCTGCAACTGGGCGGTGGTCAGTTGAGCAAGCAGCATGATGACGCAGAGAAAAATCATTGCCGATGGAGCGAGTGTTGGATGGGAATGACCGCGCAGGTAGGCAACGACTCGCCGCGCTTCACGAGCTCAGCCAGGAGGTCATCAACGTTCGCGTTGGTGGTCTCGATCGGGCCGCCGCCTGGTCCCGCGTGCTCGAGGCGTTGCACGTCGCGCCACTTTTCCCGCTGACGGTTTTTCAGCCAAAAAATTGCGGCCGTCGTGTCCGGCGGATAATGCTTCACCACTCGGGTTTTCTCGATTTTGCCGCCGCACACATTGATCACCACGTCCGGATGGCTGTAGCCCGTGGCGCGCTTGAAGAGCCGGTCGGACACCTGCGCGTCGGCCTCGTCCTTGCCGCTTTTTAAGGCGCGACAAAACTCCGGGTGGTCGTGCTGCCAGCGCAAAATCGTGCGTTCATCGACGGCAAAAAAGCGGGCCAGATCGGTGTTGGTGGCGCCGAGTAGAGAGTAACGATACGCCAGCGCGCACTTGGAGCGCGTGTAAACCGTCGGCCGTCCGGTCTTGATGTGTGGCTTGGCTTTGTTCACAACTCGATCATTGGCAGCATTACGAAAAAAGTTCAATCAACCTTTTTATGACCCCGCACAAAGCAACTGTCATCAACCGCACCGCGCGAGCGGTGCAAATGAAAGCCGGAATTGGCAATCCACTCGCGCGCAAAGTCGAGCGATGCCTCGAGGCCGCCCTCGGGGCGGCGCGCCATCGGAAAGCCACAGCGACGCATTTGGTACACGTAGTGGGAGCCAACGCCCAGGGCGCCGGCCAGTTGCTTCACGTTCAGCTTGGGATTGGGATTTATGCGAACTCTTTCCAGATTTGCTCGGCGTACTGCGCCGGCGTGGATTTGATGCGCGCTTCAAAAATCGCGGACTTCAACTCGGCGGCCACGCGCTCGCATTTGCCGCCGTGCGACTTAATCCGGTTAACCCATTTGCCGGCGTCGTTGGACCACTGTTCGGCCAGCAACACTTCAAGCCGATCCGCGATCGCCTGTTGGCCCTCCGTCAATTTCGCCAAAGCTTTTTCGCTTTGTCGCTTGGTCGCAGGGGTACTGAGAGGCGCGCCCTCCTGGCTTAAGTCCGACAAAGGAGGACTTAAGCCTTCTTTCTCCTTTCTACTTTCTGACTTAAGACTTAAGTCAGACGCGCGCGCGCGCGCGTAAGGCGTTACCACAGCGTTACGGCGGAAGGCCGACACTCGTTTCCTCGTTTGTTCACGGGCTTTTTCCTCTCTTTGCATGCGCCTGTTACAGACCGTTACAATGCCCGTTACATTTTCGTTACGTTGCGTTACAACTGCCGCTCCGGAGGCCTGGAGTTCGGTCAACGCCTGGGCGAGTTCGGCGGGCTGACAGCGGGCGAGACGAGCGAGTTGATCGTTCGTCCCGCGCAGCTGTCCGCTCTGGCCGGCCTCGTGCATAGCGCAGATCAGATCCATCCAGATACCCCGGGCGGCGGGTGAACAAAGTGAGACCGCCGGGTCTTTCAACCAGTCACCGGGAACAAATTTCATCCAGGGAAACTTCATGAGCGCTTCAGAATTTCAGCCAGCCATTTTCGCTTTTCTTGCGGGCTTTACGATAGCGCAGCAACAAGCACAGAGCAGGACGGGCCGCGTGAACGCAAACCCAACGTCAAGCTCTGTATTACGAAAGCCAACACCATTACTCGCGATCGGCAAACGCAGCCGATCGCGCATGAAGTCCAGGTCGCGATAAATGGTTTTTGATGACACCTCTAATTCGTCGGCAAGCATTTGCGCCGTAACGCGGCGTGGACCGGACAGCCGCGCGGAAATTTTTTGGAGACGTTCAATGGTGCTGTGGGCATTCATGCGGGTTACTGAGGCGCGAGTTCTCGCCGATACCTCGGCGGCTGGTGTCGAAAAATCCTTTTCGTGCCGCTACTGGCGCCCGACGGCGCCGGTGCGTCGGTGATGAAATGCCAGTATCCGCACCGCGTGCACTGCCACTTCTCTAACACCTCGCAACTGGGGCAATTCTCGTCCAGAAAGCGCTGCGCCTCCGGCCACGTCGGAAAGGCCGGGCGGTTTTCGTACACGCAAATCAGCGGAGCTCCCTTCCAACGTGGTTTCGGTTCAAACGTCTCATCCATTCACGTGGTCAATTCCGCGTGCCAGATCCCATGGGAAACCTTCCTGAGGCGAACGCGAGTTGGCAGCTCGTCAGGATCAGCGGCGGGGTTGAGTTTAAGAAACTCCTTACTCGCGCAATTGAGCGCACCGAACTCAGCGTTGCCAGTGGTCGATGCACTCACGCCCAATGGCTTATCAGGCCGCAATAAGCTGGCGACATGGAGGTAGGCACGAAACGTCTTGTTGTCGCGACCGTCGTCCGGCTTGGTCTGCTTGACGATAATCGTGTTCATACCTCAATCGTCCTGGGTTTGCGCTGCCGCACACTGATGGATAGATCCTCCTCGGCGGTCACGCCCGGCAGTTGGCCGCCGCTATTGAGAATCTCCAGGATCTGCGCGCGGTCCCACTCGATCGTCCGCACCAGGTCCGGTCGCGCCTTGAGCAGGGCAAAATCGTTGATCTGGGTGATGCGCATCCGTTTGCGCGTGGATTGCCCGCGCGTGCGGGTGATCTCCACGGGCTTGGCTTCGAGCCGAGTGGCCAGCTCGGCGCGCTCAGTCACCAGCAGCGCCCGCTCCTCGGCGATTTCCGCAGACTGCTGAGCGCAGGTCTCAGCCCGAAACGCGGTTTGTTGAGCCGACTGGCTGACAGCCAGCGCCTGCTGCGCCACCTGTACCGCAGCCTCGCGCTCGGCTTTGCTCTGCGCATGACGTGCAGCGCGCTCAGCCGCCTCGGCAGCCTCCCGGGCTTCGCGAGCCAGGCGTTCCGCGGCCTCGCGTGCGTCGCGAGCGGCCTGGTCGCGCCGCGCCTGCTCCTCCTGGATGCGTCTCAGTTCGGCTTGTTTCTCGCGCTCGATGCGCTCCAGTTCGCGCCGCTGCGCCTCCTCCACTTCACGCGCGCGCCGGCGTTCCTCGATCGCGAAGGATTTCATCAGCTCTTCCACGCGGCCGGCTTCACGATCGATGTCATCGCGGAACTCGTCCACAATCCGCTTGGCGGTCCGCTGCGCCTCGACAAACGGGTCGGTGATTTCCTTACGATGTGCCTCCAGGCTGCGCGAGAGTGTCTGCAATCGCGCCAGGGCCGCGCCGGCCTCGTCATTCTGCTCGCGATTGCGCACCGCGCCGATCAGCGCCGAATTGGCCAGCGCCTCTTCTTTCTGGGCAACCGCCTCCTCGGAAATGCGGCACCAGCTCGGGGCCAACTCCAGCCGTGGGGCCACCACCAACGCGAGATCGCCATTCATAGCGTGTCCTCCGCAGCCCGGTTGCGGTCGTGCAGCCAGAAGTAAATATCCTTGGTCGCCCGCACGTCCGCCAGTGAATCATGAGCACCCTCGAAGGGGCGCCCAAACGCGTGTTGATAGGCTTCCTGCAGCTTGGGCCACTTGAACTGACAACCACGGCCACCGGCCAATCGGCAGACGTTGGTCATGGATTTCATCGTGCAAAACTGCGGGATGGCTTTCCACCACGCATCCCGGGCGTCCGGCAGTAACTCAAAGCGCCGCGCGGCAATACGCGCCATGAACTTATCTAACTGAATGTTATGCCCCACGATCAGCGAAGCCCGCTCGATCATGCAAAACAGCGTCAGAATCAGCTGATACTCCGCGACGCCGCAACTCGCCGCGAACTCCGGCGTGATGCCATGCCGCGCGACCGCCTCCGGCGACATCACCCAGCCGTCGGGCTTGGCGAGCATCTTATGACATTCGATTTCCCGGGCGGATTCATCCGTCAGGATGGCGGCCATCTGCACCAGGTGCGGCTGCGAGGGATCGCTCGCGCGTTTGTCGAAGTCCGGCAAATCCGAGGTCTCAGTATCGAAGAAGAGAATCACAAACCACCGCCTTTCACCCGAGCCAGGCTAGACAGCAGGCCGCCCTGGGCCTTGAGCATGCGCCGGGCAAACTCAGCCGGTACCTCCGCAAACTGGGTCCACGAATCCGCGCCCGGCTGGTCCTGCGTCTCGAGCGTCCACTTGACGAAATCCTGAAACCCGAAACCAGCCGCGGTGATGACGCCTTCCAGTTCGCTCTGCGGAGTAACTCGCTGCACCGGAGGAGGGGGTTTTTGCGCTGACTCAGCGGCAAGCTGCGCCGGTTCCTGCGCCGCTTCCGGAAACGGCTCGGGCTGCGCCGGCGGGATGCCGAGTTGCGGCAGGTCCACCGCGCCCAGGCTGGACACCGTCGCATTCATGTTGAGCTGTTCGCCCGTGTACAAGCCGCCCAAGAGCGTCGGAAAGGTCGCGCGCAGAGCATCCGCCTCAGCGCATTTCACGATCTGACCCGGGGCTTTCAACTTACTCCAGAACGGCGTTTCATACGCCGGCATCATCGACGCGATCGCGAGCCGCCGATAAGTCGGCTTGCGGCCCTTGCGATGCACGCGCGCCCAGCCGCCCACGCAGTTTTCGCTGTCTAACACGAAATCGCCCTCGCGCTCCTCGCAGACACTATCGTCACGGCAGATAATCACGCCCGATTCCATGCCCTCATATTCCGAGCACGTCTCTGCGCGCTTGAGGAACGCCTGGTGCGCGGTGATGAGTGAGAACACCGGGCCATTCCGTCCGTCGTAACCGGTCAGGTAACAGTCGCCGGCAAACGGGTTGAGCCGTTGCGCCTGGCATAACATCATAAACCGGACGGCATCCCGCACGCTGCACACCTTGCCGCTCTTGGTGGGGATGCACACGGTGCTTTGGATGATGCTCGCGGTGAGCTTGATTTTGTCGGCCGCCCCAAAGGGGACGAACTCCATGGGTTTTTCCTGCTGGCTGGTTCTTTCGAGTGTATTGGTGGTCATGGTTAGGTTGATGGTTGGATGTCTTTCTCTTCCACAAAATTGGTCTCAGTCCGCCGCTGGCGTCGCGAGTTGGTACCGCAGTAATAGAAGCCGGTCACCTCCACGGCGCAGCCGCCCTCGAGGAAACCGACGATTACGCCTTCCTGCTCGCCGTCGAGGCCCGGGCAATGCAGCACTTTCACGCGCTGCCCTATGTTGTAAGTGGTCGCGGTCATATCAGTTGAGGCTGTGCGCTCGGAGCCGCCGCCCGCGTTGGTACGGCTCGCACGACCGCCTCCTGGATGACGATCAGGCAGCCAGAAACGCGGTTATTGCTGTACAGTTTCATGATGCGCCCATCGCACACCTGGTCGTCATCGCTCCAGATACACAGGTTGGTCAGGGCATCCAGCACCGGCTTGTCACAGTTATCGCGGTCCGGCTTGCTCGTGTGCCACATCGGGGCGCTGGCTTTCAGCTCGCCGTTGCTGCGGAAATGATCATTCGGGCGCGGAAAGTAAAACGTCAGATCCACGCAGAGCGGACCCACGAACTGGCACGGGTAACCGTTGGCGCGCCACGCCTTTTCCGCCTCAAAGCGCACCATCATTTTCCAGTCATCCGCCACCGTCGGCGTGAAGATGTGTATAAACCCCTTCTGCTGCCGGGCCCGGGGCCGCGGCTGGCCTTTGGGCAGGCCGGCCACAAAGAATTTAAGCGGGTCGCGCATGGGTGTAATCCTCGTAAGCCGCTTGAATGCGGCGGAACATGGCCGGGTCACCGTGCATGTCAGGGTGATAGCGTTTAGCCAGTGAGCGGTAAGCTTCCTTGACCGTGTCGGGCGGCGCGGAGGCCGGCACGCCTAACACGTCATACCACGGGGACGTGGCCGCTGGCGGCAGCAACTTAAATCCGGTAAACATCGCCTTGATCATGTGCTTGGCTCCCCACCGTTCCATTCCTCGCATGGCCTCAACGGTCAGGGCGATGGCCTGGACGTTGGCTTCGATCCGCGTCCAGCGATCGCACGGGATCGCTACTAGCGACTTTTCCCAGTGAAAATAGGCGACCACTCCCGGCTCTTTGGGATTCTCGTTGCCGAGCGTGTAGTTACTCGAGAGCAACAGTTGCGAGCCGCCCAAAAGTTCAATCTGGCGCTTGGCGTTGGCCAGGGCGCCGGGAACCGTCGTCTTAAATCGCGACGGCTCCCGGCTGGCGGCCGGCGTCGTGGGCCAGCCGGGCGGCCAGCACAGCGGGAATGCAGTTGCCTGGGGAGACATGGCTGTCACTCCTCCCGCTTGGCTTGCTCAACCTTGATCAGCTCGACCGCATTCTTAAAACCCTTCGCCTCCTCGCGGCCCAGCTCCTCTTCCACCCAGTCCGTGAACTGCTTGAGCGCCCGCTTGATCTGGTCGATGCGCCATTTCGAGCACGGCTGCTCGCCATCGAGGCGCTCTTCCAAGCGCGCCGTGCCAATCGTCACCCGGAGCGCGGAAAACCAACGATCATTCAAGCGACCCACGATCAACGTGCCGCGGTCGCCGTCCACCGGCGGGAACAGTTCGATCTCTTCGCGCTCCTCAAAGTGCGATTCCGCCTGAATCAACTCCTGCTGATAGTCCGCCTCGGTCATCGCCTCAATCGCGACCGGCTCCAGCACCCGGCCCTCCTCGAGCGCCTTGCCGGGGTCATACGTGCGCTCGAGATAGTACAGTTTGTTGCCGTCCGCCGGCTCATAGATGACCACGCACTTTTCGCTGCGCAGCTCGAAGCCGGCATTGATCGTGCACCGCAACGTCGTCATGCGGGATTCCGCCTCGGTGATTTTCGACTTATGCACCGCCTTCACGGCGTCAAAGTCAGCCTCGGCGGACTTAACCGCGTCGTAAGCCGCGCCAAAATCTTTGTTGAGCTTGGCGAGCTCCTCGGGAGTGAACGTGTGTTTGAGGCTCCGGGTTTCAGTTTTTAGTTTTGGGGTCATAGGTGTGTATCTTGGTGGTGGTGGTAAAAATGATGGGCAGGCACGGCAGCAGGCACAGGTACCAGGTGGTCACCAGCCGCCGGCGCAGCCGGTACGCGGTGCTTTTGTCGCCGCGAATCGCCGGCTCGGTCTTCCAGTACAGGCCGATCCAAAAATCTTGCGGCACAAAGCGGATGGTGATCATACGGATTTACCCGCGCCGTTCGTGGTCCACACAATCGCCGAGTGCCCGGACGCATTCTTGCGCCGCTGCCCGCTATCCCAGATCCGCATCTTGCCGGCCAGCTCCGATACACGCGGGCGCACGGAGAGCACCGACTTGCGCAGCGTCGACGCGATTTCATCGGCCGTGTAATCCGCCGCCTGCAACAGCTTCAGACATTGCTCGCGCAGGAGCGCCGCGTCTGCCGTGGTCGGCTGAGCCGCGGCGCTCGTGTCGTGATGGAGAGAAATCATGGTGGTAACCTTTTGGCACCGGTCGGGTGCCTTCGAATTGTTGGTTTACTGTGTATCCGGTCGCTACACTTTGCGCGGCAGCACGGCCTTCCCCATCACGTACTCGCGCACTTGATCGACGTTGAAAAACACCAGCCGGCCCATGCGCACAAAGGGAATCTTGCGCTCCGCCACCTGGCCGCGCAGCCAGCGCAAGCTCGGCCGCGACGCCTCCGGCCAAAGCGCGTCCAGCAGTCCCTGCGCGTCCACGAGTTGTGAGGTGTCGCCCATATCAGGCCGGGTTGACTTGCTCAAATCGGAAGACCATGCCCGCCTTGGCGTCCGCGCCGTGGAGAGCCACGCAGGTTTCCAGGAAGTGCGCCTGCGTCATGTTTTTCCGGCGCGCGGAAATGCGGATCACGCGCTCGATCTCGGGGCGGATGCGCATGAACATGCCCTTGCGTTTCTTGCGGGGCCGCTCGCGCGGGAATTTGATTTCACTCATAGGCATTGTGTATCCAAGTGATAGCCGAGTGTGTATCCACTTGATTTACATTTCAATCAAAAAAAACTTGCTGTATATCCACCCGTGCGTTATAAATCGGGAAATCCGGTGCGAAGTGAAAAAAAATAGTTGACTGGATATACACTTGATTTAATATCGCGAGAAATGGGTGTCACCCGACAAAAGCAAATGCGTTTGAGCGACGAGGGTCGTTTCCTCCTCAACGCCTGCAAGCAGGCCACCGGCTATAATGACACGAAGGTCACGGAGATCTGCTACGCCCTGTATGCCCTCAAGCTCCGCCGCGAAGTCCAGCGCGCCCACGAGTTCCTGTACACCAACCTGGTGCAGATGACCACCGAGACCGTCCGTTGCTCGCACTGCGGCCACGACGTCAGCACCGCCCCGGCAAAATCCGCATGACCTCATATTTTTACATCGTCGGGGGGGGGGGGGGCACAAAACCTGCTAACAGTTCTGCCGCGCTAACTGCCAGTTACTCGCTCGTCCCCTCGCTTTCCGCTCTTCCGTTTCCGTTTTACGATTCCTTTGCCGTCCCAATTTCGGCAGCACCCGCGCGTCCGGTGAATGTCACCCGCACCCGGACGCAGCCTGCCCTGTGCCGTCCGGCGCTTTACCACTTGCCGCCGGACGGCACTAAATCTCGACCCTTGGCCCACGATTTTGGACAAAATCATGAATCACTACATCCTTGACCCCCACGGCACGCCCGTCATTGAGCCTGATCTCGAGACCTGGGCGCGCTGGTTTGAGAGCGCGGCAACGCTCGTCTGCTATTCCGTCGTCGGCGAGAGCGCCATCAAGACGCGTTTCCTCGGCATCAGTTGGGCGGAAGACAACCCGCATCTCTGGGAGACCAAAGTTTTAGGCGGCACCTGCGATGCAATAACCGACCGTTGTCCCGGCACGCGGGAGCAGGCCGAGGCCATGCACGCCCGCATGGTCGCCCGCGTGCAAAATCAAAACCCCAAACCCGCATGAACATTACCGTAACACTGACAGAACGCGAGGTCGCCATCATCAACGAAGCCATGACGACGTGGCAAAACGAACCGGAAGTCGGCCACCTGCAAAACGCCATCTTCCACGCCATCATGCATCGTGATGAGGAACGGGGGTCGCTGGCAAAAAAACTCGAGGCCGCTGCCGAAGAGTCAAAAGCGCAGGCGTTAAAACTGCGCGCCGCGCGCGAGCGCGAGGCCGTCATGCTGCGCGCCAAGCTGATCCAAGCCGAGATGACACAGGGGAACCTATCCGCATGAACTGGGAAATCATCTTCAAAGACGCCGTGCCGAGCCTCGCCGGGGTCATCGTATATGACAAAAAGGCAAACGATGTTTTGGGGCGCTACGTGATTGCCAAGACCATGAAGACGGCCAAAGGTGGCACACTCACGACTCAGACCTACCGCAGTCAACGCCCGGCCGCGCTACGTTTCGCCAGGAAATTTTTGTCCACTCGCGCCACAAAGGCAGGCGTCGAGTACGTGCCCGGCAGCGGCGCCGGCACGGCCATGTTCAAACCCGTCAACGCATAAACGTTATGGTAAAAACTTACCGGCGATATTCCGAGGAGTTCCGGGCGAGCGCGGTTGCGCTCGCCGAAAAGGAGTCCATCGCCATCGCGAGCGCCAAGCTGGGAATTGCCGACAGCCTGATGCGATCATGGCGGGAACGCCAGCGTGCCGAGCAAACCGGCGACCCGCTCAGCCCTGGCTCACCGGCGCAAACCGTCACTGCGCTCAAATCAGCGACGCGCAAGCGGCGCACGATCTGGAGCGAAGCCGACGTCACAGCCATGGGCGCGGAATGGGTAAGCCTGCGCCTGGCTGATCCACTCGAGAGCGCCACTGTCCTGGCGGAACGCGCGCAACGCAAAGTCTTTGCCGGTCGCGGCGAATTACAACGCGATATTAACAGCATCAGCAATATTCAGCCGCTCGTGCGCGCCATTGGCAAGTTGTGGAAGGAATTGTTGGAACGACCCGCCGCGCCATCCGTCGAGCCGCCACCGCCCGCCGCGCCACCAGTCGAGCCGCTGCCTCAGATCATCGAGGTCGAGGTTGTCCGCAAAATGACGTTCGCCGAAATGCTCGCCGAGGTGGACGAACCGGCCCTGGAGGCCCTGCTGAGCGCCAAGCGTCTCGCGCGTGAAAACACGTTCCACCAGCTCCTGCAGAGCCTCGCCAGTCACAATGGCAATGGCACGCCAAAGATTGCGCCCTTCCTGGCCAGGTCGGACATTTACGAGCCGACGTCCAAGCGCCCGCGGCGCATCGCCATCGTCGGACTGCCGGCCGCCGAGCAGGCCACGCTAACGGCCGCCGTCCAGGCCGCGCAGCTCACCTGCTCGCTCCAGTTCCCCGGCGGCAAGGATAAGGACACCGTCGCCCGGTGCGATTACGCGATCGTCTGCCGGCCGCCCGGCGCCATCAATGGCGATGGTGACCGCGCCATCGGCCAGCTGGGCCGCAACAAGGTCGCCCTGGTGGACCAGGTCGGCGCACCGGCCGTGCTGCAACGCATCCGCGATTTCCTCTCACGAGCATGAAACAATTACCCCTTTGGTGTAACGGTCGCACGACACCTTGTGCAGGTGCGAGGTCTCGGTTCAATTCCGGGGGGGGGTGCCCGCGATTTGCCCCTTGGTGCAACGGCAGCACGACAGCTCGCAAAGCTGAGAGATCCCCGTTCGAATCGGGGGGGGGCAGCCACTAAAATGAAACCGACAAAACGCATACGCAAACCGGTGATGGAGGTGCACGTGCTTGAGGTCAAGCCCAATCCAATGTTTCCGGATTGGATGAACGAGCGCGTGCGCTTCTTGAGTTATTCCGCGTCAGTATCCTGCGCCTATTGCCATCGCCGGACGCGCCACCATTGGACCATGCTGCTGGCCTTTCACATCATGGAAGGTTTCGAAAAGAAAATCGCCGGCAAGGTGGTCAAGTGCGACAGCCCGGTAGGCACCCCCGGCAAAGAAATATTTCCGCCGCTCACACCCGTCTGTCGTAACCATATTTTAGACCCCATCATCAAATGACTTTGCCGGCGAACAACCCTGAAATCACGCCCTTTCCTAATACCGGAAGGTTCTCCCGGTCAACCCGTGATCGCGCGGACTCGCCGGCGCTTACCACTTACCTATTATGATGCTTGCCTCCTCAACGTCCGGCGACCGGACCTTCCTGCTGGTCGGCCTTTCGGGCGAAAACCTCGCGCGATTGGTCGCCGGTTCGCCAATTGCATTAAGCCGCGAAAGCCACGGGGAAGTCGTTCCCGCCGGTCTCACCGTTTGTATCACTTACGGTGCCACCGAAATGGCCATGAAAGCCGAACTGGAAAAACTCAACGTTATCACCAAGGAAACCAAGGTCACCATCGACCCGCGCCTAAAATGAAAGAGACGCACACCATCACTCTCGAGGAGAGCCAGCGCCAGGCCATCCTATTGGCCATGGCGCATCTGGCGCTGGCGCGGCCGGGCTGGGATTACATGCTCACCGAAATCGCGCTGGGCATGGACAACAAACGCCCGGACGGCAAGCCGCAAATGTTTACCGAGTTCAAAACGATCGAAACGCAAAATCGGGCCGCCGACAAGACGAAGAACGCCCTCGCCTCCGGATACCTGCGCGGTCTGAGCGGGAGCGAAAAACATGATTTCGCCGACAACGAACGTGCGATTCTCCGGCACGCCTCCGAGACATTGCGCCACCTATGCGGCGTCGCCCACGTATCCGAGGCCGACATTGCCGCGGTAAACCAAACCATCGAGGGACCCGGCAAATACGATGCCGAATGCGCCGCCGCGCATGAGGCAAGCCAAGCGCTAGCCTGCATCCTCCTCGTAATTTCTGGTAAGAACGGCAACGGCATGTCCGTCAAAGCTCCCTTGATCGTGATTGAGCGGATTCCGGAAATGCTCCGCACGTGCGCCACACTGGTGGAGCAGCAACACAACCAAGCCAAAGGCAACTGACCATGAACAAACTGATTGAATGTCTGCAAACGTTCCGGGATGGCATCGAACAGATCGCCCTCGAGGTGGAAACAACCGTGGCCGGGGAAAAGCTGTCGGGCAACGTCGTCAAGCTCGCGGAAGCTCAAGGCCAAGCGGTGGCGTATCGGGTGATGATAAACGCGATCACTGATTTCATTGCCGCGCGCACCAAGGAAGAGGGTGAACTGGCGCAGCGGGTGGGCCACAAGGATTACCTCGAGCAGATGGCCTGCACCGTCCGGGACAAGTTACCGGACAATTACGGGTTTCTCCTGCTTGCCGCGCCATTTGGCGCAAACGGCCAGCTCGTGTACGTCTCCACTATGGAGCGCGAAGGCGCCCTGCATCTGCTCAAGGAATTTCTGCTAAAGGCCGGAGCGGCCGAGGACTGGATGCAACACATAAAATGACCAGCATGGTCTAATCCTATATGAGCCCAAACAGCAAACTGATCATCCGGCAGGCCGTCATCATCACCATGGCGGTCGCCAGCGGCATCATTGGGACGACCATTTACGATTTGCACAGCGTGTGCCATCTTGGCTATATCCGGGCCGCCACGCTGCTGCTGTTGTGCAACACCGACGGGTTCACGTATCAATGACACAGACCAAACCAACCAAAGGAAAAAAAGGACACATATGACCAACGAAACCTCACCCACGGGCCGCCTTGCGCGGCGTTACCAGGCATGGAAGGCATTACAAAGTCATCGCCGGCTCCAAGCCTTTTATAGCGTCGGCGCAGTCGGCTTTCTCATCTGGGCGGTGATTTGCGTGTGGCTCGGCACGCATGCCGCCACGATGGATCAGGAGCAGAAAAAAGCCACCGCCGTCGGCATGACCACCAGCATAGTGCTCTTCCTCGTGCTCTGGCCCCTGCTCACGCTCAAATGGCGCTCAACGGACGTCGGCGGCCGCAAGGTGCCCCCAGTGCGTCTATTCTGTTGGTGGCTGATCTCGCTTTGGTTGTCCCTCTTCGCCAGCGTCGCCGGGACGCACGCGCAAAGCGCCGCGGCTCCAGCCACCGCTGCCATTGGCGCCAGCGCCGGGGTACCCGGTCAGGGCGCGACCGCGTCGCCGCAATGGGCGGCCCCGCAAAACTGTGTCGTCGTCTGGTTTTATCTGTTTTTTGCCGGGCTGGCGCTCGCCTTCATCCTTTGGTTGCTATTCAAGCTCGGATTCATCGGCGGCCATGGAGCGCACCCGCCGCAGCACGGCGGCGGTGACGGTGGGGACAATGATAATGCGCGAGCTCACGGGCTGACGTCCACGACTGAACCGGTCACGACGTTTTACCTCTCGGGCGGAATTGTCATCAGCAACAGCGCCGGATTGATGGCACCCAACACGCTGCCGTCATTCCTGAACGCGCCGGCCGGCGGCAAGCTGGATTTCAGCCAGAGCTCGCCGGTCGGCATTTGGAAAATCACGAACAACGTTTACGACGCGGACTTGGACACGAACTATCCGTACACCACCCTCGTCAACTATTCGGTGCTCAGCTCCACGAACCTGGTCAACTGGAGTGAGCTTTGCACGGTGGTGGAATATGCGAATCAAAACCCGTCGGTCCCACTGTCCTGCGTCACGGTGTACACCAATGGCGTGGCCGTCTCGACCAATTGGGTGCAAGCCTACCTGGATAGGTCAGGCCAACCGACCAATATTGTGGTTCACGGCGCGTTGCTCGCCATCGGCGCTGCTCCCACGGTCACGGCCAACAATGGCGCCGGATGGGCGCCCGGGCGCGGTCCCAAGCCGTTGCCCGCGGGTGGTCCCAGCTTGCCACTGCCGCCACCACCCCCGGGTGGCGGGGACACCAACACAGACTATACCCCGTTGTCCGTGGACGCTCATTATTACAAGCTGGTCTATTCCACCAACGACGTGGTCACCAGCTGGCAATAAACCGCACTTGCCGGCGGTCGCCATCAGCGACCGCCGGCTCCAACTCCTCAGTCAATGCAACCCCAATACGAGCCAATCAAATTCCCGTTCCCGCCACGCACCCTGGACGACTGCATGCTCTGGGCTGAGGACTACGCCAACCAAATGATGCGTGTCGGTGGCTCCGTGCGCCCCACCTATTTATTTGTCTGCGCGAATGGCATGCCCGGCATCTTCGTCTTTAGCAACGGAGCGTTCGACGTCGAGGACAAGGAGAAATTTTCCAAGCACGGCAAATTTGTCTGCCTCGCCAACAACGCCATCATCTGCGTGTTCGTCGCTGAAATGTACGTAATCACGCGCGACCACAATACGCTTGGTGATGAGCTGCCCAGCGAGGCGCTCGATCGCGAGGAAGGCGTGCAAATCCTGGGCGAAGCCCAGGAAGGCCACATGACCAAGGCGAAATTTCTGCGCACCATTCGGAACGATCGCGGCGAGTTCTTTAACTTCGGACCCTCCGAACATCAGGTTTTGGGCTCGGCTGAGGGTGGCGAAGTAGAGGGCCGATTCAGTCGCATGCTACCGCCGATCGAGCCGCCGAAAGAGATACAAGAGATGGCGCAAATGTGGCTCGCCATCCATGGCCTAAAGCGGCAAACCTTCACTGGCGACCAGTCGTAATATCATGCGCTGGTTTAGCGAACGTTGGACGCCCGAACAGATTGCCGCGTGGCTCAAGGCCTGCGCCGCCAGTGGGACTTACGATGGCATCATGACCCCGGCCATGAAGCGCTACACCGACCACTGCCAGGCCGCGCATCGTCCCAGCGGCTCCATTTTAATCTTCACCCGGGACGCCGGCATGCACAGCTCTGGCTGGTGGAAGAATCCCGACTACGAACGTTGCTGGCACCTCAGCTTGAGTTTCCGCGACCCGGTCACCGGTGCAGTGCGTTCGCGCGACAAGGCATGGACGCGCACCTGGGTCGACGCTATTTTCGGCCCGCTCAAAACCTTGATCTGGACCGAGCCGCCCTCCTATCCGGAGGGCAAGGAATGCGACGTCTATCACTTCCGCGTGTTCTTTGCTGAGGACTGGCGCAGTCCAATTCTGCCCCGCGACGAGGTGTACACCAAAACCCACACCCCGGCCCGCTGGCTGTCCTGGAGCGACGCCCGCGCCAAGCTCGAGCTGGAGCCCATCAATGTGGAAGGATTTTTGCCCGAATGAAACTCAAGCCACTGACGCAACAAGATTTGGATCCAAAAGTACTCGCCGGCTGTGGCGATCCTGATTGCAAATCGCCGCATGATAAAATCTTTTTGAAGCCGGACTGTCACCGCGAATCCGGTACCGTGGTTATCTACCACCTCGGCGGCTATCTAAACATGCACTGCGCGACTTGCCGCCGCTTCGTCTGCGCCGTCGCCGTCGCCGCCCAATGAATCTTAAACGCAACCAGCTCAAGCAGCGCCTGGGCCCCGGCATCTGGATTGACCAGAACGACAACTTGCACTTTTCGATTCCTGAATTACTCGCCCTCGTCGATCTGCCGGACACCCCGGAAAATCGCGCCGCAGTTCATGACATGCTCGTCGGGACGATGCGTAAAGCTGGCATACCCGCAGTCGTCACTCGCGAGAAACCCGATTAACCAACGCCATGAGCCGGATGCCGACCTTTTACAACCCGCTGTGCGGCGGCATGCCGCTCTTTTGGGGCGACGAACAGACCGGCGAACTGCCGCGCGCCGTGCGCCATTATGTCAAGCTGGCCGCTGGCCTGGACGAAACGCCGCTAACGGAAGCCGAGGTGACCTTGCTGGCAGACTACTGCGTGTATTTCATCCACGCGCCCTGCTGGGCGATGGACTTTGATGGAGGCATAAGCCCATTTCTCAAAGAGGTGCAAGCCCTCCGCGAAAAGGCCAAAACACTGACCACCTACGACGCCATCCGGCAATGGAACGCCGAGGCTTCCGAACTGGCCATTGACCCGTTTTGAGAGGCGGGGAGAATGAGACTCCCAGCCTCAAAATTTCTATCCGTTTCTATCAAAAACAACGCATCGCCTTGCATCTATCCGCATTCTATCAACTCACTAAACCATTGAAAACATTGATTATCTGCGTTTCATTGGCTTTGCTAAAACGCAAAATCGGAGTTCAAATCTCCCCGCCCCGACCATATTTTACTAGGGTTTCGTGAGGGCTTGACAAAATTCTATCCGTAATCTATCATTGCAACAAGATGAAGATTGACGCAAACGAAACCATCCAAGTGAAGCGCAGCGGGGTCACTGCCTTGATCCGTCCCACACAAAAGGCTGATAAAACCTACTGGGTTGTTGATTATCGCGCCAACGGCAAGCGCAAGCTCGTGTGGCGTTCGACCGAAGAGGAGGCCAGATCGGCAGCCAGCGAAGCCTTGGACAAGATCTCCAAGGGCGAGTCCGCTGCCCTCGAACTCACCACCAGCGACCGCCAATTCTATCTTCGCGCGATAGAAGCGCTGGCAGGCACAGGCAAGCATTTGGACGTGGCGGCCATGGAATACGCCGAGTGCCTGCGTGTCATGGGCGGCAAGGTGACGGTGCTGGAAGCATGCCGCGAATGGATGAAGCGCAACGCGTCCATCGTCGCGACGATCAACGTTGCCGACGCCGCGGCAAAACTCCTGACGCAGATGGTTGCCGACGGCAAAAGCGTCTGGCGCATCAAGGCGATTTCCGCCGGCCTCAAGGCCATGGCTGAGCACTTTAACGGGCAGCCAGTCACCGACATCACGCCGGCGCAGATTTCCAGCTACCTGACCGGGCTCGACTTCGTAGCGCGCACCAAGAAAAATCACCGTGACGTCATCGGCTATTTCAACCGCTGGCTCTGCCTCCACAAATACCTGCCCAAAGACACTGACTGGCTCTACGGCGTCCAGGATTACGCCAAGGCGAAGGTCGGCGAAACCGCGATCTATACCCCTGACGAAATGCAGGCCATCCTAAAAGTCTGCAACGAGGACGAACTGGCCGCCATCGCCATCGGCGGTTTCACCGCCATGCGCCATTCTGAAATCTGCCGCCTCCAGTGGGAAAACATCCAACTCTCCGACAAGCCTGGCGAAAGTTGGATCGAGGTACTCGGCGGAAAAAACGAGCGTCATGGCCAACTGCGCCGCCTGGTGCCGGTCAGCGACAATCTGCGCGCCTGGCTGCGGACGTGCGTAAAACCGGCCGGCCCGGTCACCAAACTCGATTACGAGCAATCCACGAAACACTTGCCGCACCTGGTTGGCCGCGCGAAGGTCGCCTTCAAGCGCAACGCCTTCCGTCACTCCGGCATTTCCTACCGAGTGGCTCAGACCGGCGACGTCGCCCGAATCGCCGAGGAGTCCGGCAATTCCGTGGCCGTCATCCGCATGAACTACCTGCGCGTGGTCAAGCCCGATGAGGCGGCAAAATGGTTCAACGTTTACCCAGCCGATAAATCCACCCCATGAGACCTGTAACACAAATTACTTCCACTGTTGCCGTGGTCGGCAGCTTACTGGTATCCGGCTGCTCGGCGTTCCGGCCCATCCACCAAACAGTCAACATTGTCGCGTTTCCAGAAGACGCCACACTCGTCGTAAACGGCAAGAAATATCAGCCGCCGGCGCAAATCAGTGTCATGCGCGACCAAGAGGTAGCAATTCAGTGTTTCAAGGAGGGCTACGCGCCATACAACCACACGATCGGCACCCACATGAATGGCATCGGAGCGCTCGATGTCGTCGGCACAGTCTTTTTCCTCTTTCCAGTCCTCGGGCTGTTCGCACCTGGTGCGCACTCGCTCGACCAGACCGACGTAAATATAACGCTCTACGAGCGCGGGCACGAGCCGCCACCGTGCCCACCCGCAACGGACGTGCCAACCACAGCATTTCCAGCGCGCCACAAATGATTTATGGACACGCAAGAAACTGATGGCGCGCAGACTGCCTTTGGCGCTTTGCAAAGCCGATCCGATTATTTCGAGCGCATGGCCATCAAGGAAAAAGATCGTGCCGATATGTGGCGTCTGGCCTTTTGGTGCCTGTTCGTTTTTGCGGTCCTCTGCTGGGTCTACTCTCACCATTTTTACAATCCGGATGCCGGCCCCGACGGCCCGTAATTATTTCCTCAGTGCATTGAACGCCGCAAGTCGCTGCCGCTGCTCGGCTCGCGCCTGCTGGTACGTCGCCTTTTGCTGGGGTGTGAGGCTATTAAAAAACTGCGTCTCGCGAGTCTGGTTCCCGGTGAATGGCACCGTGCGGTCATAGCGCGCGGCAATCTGATCCGCTGTGCGCCCGTTCGCTTTAAGCTCGTCGTAGGCCGCCTGAGCCTGCTTGGTTGCGCCGGCATCGAGCAAGTTATCCAGACCGCGGTATGCGCTGGGGCGCCCTCCGGAACTGTCCCGATTCTTCTGGTAGTTGACCGCCTTAGGGTCACTGCTGTTGAGGTTGAATTTCCTCGCCAGATTCCAGACATCCCCCGTGGCGTTCTGCTTTGTCCCTTGCACTCCGAACGTTGCTGCGGCGACCTGGCCGAGTCCGGTTTGGCCCTTCTTTGCACCGCCGATAAAGCCATCCAAAGCCATCGGCGTCATCCATTCGGCTGTGTCCTTGGCTACGGTGCTAAAGGCCTTCAGCAGCGGATTGTCACTACTGAAAAGACCATCCTTGTCTTGCCCGGTGAAAGTGTCCTTACCGGTCACCGCCTCAATCCCCGTTTTCAGCGCATAACCCATCCGCCCGCTAATGAAAGGGATGCCGTGCTGATCAAACGATCCTAGCCCAAGGAGATCCCGCGCCAGGTTGGCCGCGTCGGACACGATGAATCTGGCGTGGTAGGCGCGTTTGCCGATCACGACCGAATCCCAGTTTTTGGGTTCAAAATGAGGGTCGTGGTTGTCACTGAACGTGGCGTTCAACACACGAGCCAACGCGTACACCCCCGCCGCCTGCGCGAGCAAGAAAACCCGTTGCTCTTGATTGTAGGGCTTGAATGCCTGACCGATCACTTTGGCGCGAGAGATAAGAAAGTCCGGCGCCACCATTGCCAGGCGCATCACCCCAATGGTGTTTTTGCTCGTGCCCATCAACCGCCAGTTCTGGCCGCCGAAGGCCGCGTCCATCTGGCGGCCGGTCAACTCGCCGATCTGCTCAGGGTTGAGCTTGCCGGCGTAGCGCGCCTCATTGCGCGCCAGGACCGCAAGACCGACCTTCATTTTGAGGCGGGGAATATACTCGTTGAACGTGAAGTTATTCATCCGCACCAGCGCCGCGCCCACCCCGGGAACCTTTGCCCAGACGCCATGGTTGGAAGACAGGCCGTCCTCAAACATCTCGCGCGCGCGACCAAAGCCCAGCACCATGTTACGGTTGAGCAACGCCTGTTTGGGATCTTGGAGGTCGAGCTGGAAATCATGCACGCTGGGCAGCACTCCGTGAAAGCTCGCATGCAGCGCCTCGGTGACCACGTGGAAGGGGCCGACGAACTTTGACGCCTTCAGGAATGATCCCAGCTGCAGCGCCCGATAAGCTCCCCCCTCGAGCATGGACCGCGTTTCGCCAGGCATCAGCTTGCGCGTCCATTTGGGCGTCTCCAGCTCGTTTTTGACGTCGTTGTAATAGTCCGGGTGAATCAGCATGTCGCCCTTGGATAGGATTGGATTGCCAGCGGAGTCCTTGCTCACAAACTTCCAGTCCTTGAGCGACGGATGATCGAGCGCGCGGTAAGGCCGACCGTCTGCGGTGACCGCATCCTTCGCGGCTGACTTTGCGTCAACGAAAGTCGCGGTTCCTTCGCCGATACGCCCCTGTGCCGCTTTCCCGCTGATCCTGACAACCGGCGCCCCGTCCTGGGCCCGCGCCTCTTGCAGCGCGCCAACCCAACCTCGGCTGCCCAGCGCCTTGTGAAACGCCTCGTCGTACACCGTGACCAGGTGCGCGATGTCGAGATTCTCGGGCACACCCTTGGCCATGATGCCATCAAAGTAACTCGGCGTCTGGCGCTGCAATGAAAAGAACGGGTCGCGCGTGTCGAGCGTGGCGTAGGGATTCCCCGCGTTGCCGCGGCCGCCCTGCCCTTCCGGGCCCGGAGCCTGCTCCACATCGGGCCGCGTCTTCCAGCGCTGCGGCACGCCGTAATCCTGGCGGCCGTCCTTGATGAGGCCGGTTTTCAGGGCGTCATCGAGCTTGGCGGCAAACTCGGCCTTCACCTGCAACGCAATCCGTTTTTCGTCCGGCGTCAACTTTGCCGCCGCGTCCCAAATGGGTTGGTATTCGTCCGGCACGGCGTCGCGCTGGAATTTTAGCAGACCGTCGTCCCCGTCGGCATCGAGCCAGACGGACATGGCCTTGCGCCGGACCGCCAGCGGCACCTTGTCCGTGAGCGCTTTGGCGTACTGGTAATTCGCCACCCCGGTTTGTTGGTCGTAGGCAATCCAGGATTTCTTGGCCGCCCGGTAATCGTCATCGAGGGGTGGACGCTTCATCGTCTCCACTCCCGCTCTCCACGCCGCCTGCGCCCGCACCATGGCTTTACTGACCGTGTCCTTCATGCCGCTTACCGTCTCGGCAAAGCGTCGACCTAGCGCCAATCGCTCCGCGAGGGTGCCCTTTGGCGAATCAAATTTGTTCGCCCTCAGCCAGTCCGTCATTTTGTCGAGCGTGCGACCGGCACCCTGATTGGAAAGCTCGGCCATTTTCGGCAACCGTCCGTCGTCCATCATCTGGCTTGTGATTCGGTCCACCATCTTTGGCGCGAGCCGGTTCGTGCGTGACAACTCCGCGCCGGCCGCCACGGCCTGGTTGGCCAGTTGCTCGAGCCGCCTCGCCGCCGGCTCGCCGAGTTTCGCCGAGACCTCGGCCGGATTGGGGAAATCATCCGGACTAACCGTCTTGCCCATCGGCTTGAGGATCTGGTTGGCCTCGGACAGTGCCTGGTGCTGCTTCAAGATTTGCTCGGCCACATAGTCAGGGTGGATCGCCAACTCATCGCGCAGCGTCCGGTAGCGCGCCGCGGCTTTCGCTGCGCCTTGTTTGTAATCGGCTTGGGACTGCCCTGGCTTGGGTACGGTAGCGGCCTTCAAGGCGTCGTCCGCCTGATCCATTTCAGCTTTGACGTCAGCCAGTGGGCGCGGTTGGCCGCCAGAGGCAAAATGAATGTCGCCACCATCATTGACGCCAAAAATTTGTTGTGCTACGTTTCTTATAACTCCAGGTGCTCCGGAGTGCAGACCTTGCCCCGGTCTCGAAGGCGCCTGGAGCTTTTCATTTTCCACCACTTCATGCACGTATAACCGCTGGGTGTGGGCATCACGACGCACCAGCATGAAGGCCGTTTTGGCATTCCCGCCAATCTCCACTGGCGCACCTAAAATGTAAGCATCCATTTGCGGCCCTGTCTCCCGCGAAACCAAAGCCCCGCGTTCCACCAAGTCAGGCAAAGCTGCCACTGCCGCCACCTTCGTGCGGCTCATTCCGTGCGAAAGTGAATTTTTGATGGCACGGTCGTCGATCTGTACCTGGCCAATCTCCGCATTGTCCGCCGACTGGCGCAGATGCGTTCGCGCCCAATCCACGATTGCGGCGATGCCACCGGTTTTTGGCACTTCCTCGCCGGTAATTTTTACCGGATCGACGGCGCGCAACTTGGCTTGCAATCGCTCTGGTGTGTCCACCAGTGTTGATTTCCCCTGGTCGCCGGAGGCAGCGCGCGCCGACACATCTCCCCGCGCGCCTTGCCAGTTGTCGCGATTGCGCAGGAACTCCATGGCGGCGTCCTTGAGCTTGCCACGGGCGCTGGCTGGCAGATCCACGCCCAGCGTGCGCTTGATGACATTTCGGACGACGTCATAGAGCCGCGAGAAAACGCCCCGGTTGGCGTCAGCCTTGATCAGGCGCGCAATGGCCGCCTCTTCGCGGATAGTCGCCGGGTCGGTCGGCAGCCCTTGCGCTTGCCGCTTCTGAAACTCTGTCCGCATCTCATCAGGCGTGACCAGATCGCGGATGGCTTGCCATGCGCCCTGCACGGCCGGGTCGTGCCAGACGCCGTGAAAGCCCTCCTCGAGGATCACTTGCGCTGCCCGCTCCGGGGTGGAGATCTGCGCCGCATTGACCACGATCTTGTTGCGCCCTTCGATGCGCGCACCCCATGGCGCGGTTTCGTCGCGGACCACGCGGATACCATCTGGCAGCTTGTCCGTTCCCAGAAACTTGGTGATGGCGTCGGTCACCGGCTGAGTCTCCAGCCCGCGTCTTTCGCCACCGGCGAACAGGCTGCCCTGCCCGCTCTTGTCCTGGCGCGTGGTGGCGCCTTCACGTCCGCCAAACAGTTCGGCATTCGAGTCCAGGCTCGCGCCGGCAAGCTTGGCTTTGGCTTGCTCAAGCATCTGTGCTTTAGCCTCACGCGCCGCCGCTGCTGACTTCTCGTTTTTTTCGCGTGTGTTTTGGTCCGCTGCAGATTCAGGCTGGTCGAAGAAGTCGCCGGTGGCGAATTTGAATTGGCCTTGTGGATCTGCCTTGCGGCTTTGGTGCTCGTCGAGGCGCGCGGCAATTTGCTGGATGGCATCGCCGCTGCCCTGCAAACGTCGTTCCCAGGCGACTTGCAGCGGGCCATTCAGCTTGTTTTTGCTGACGGGGTACTGTTTATCGTAGCGGGCTTGCTCGCGGTTATGCTCGTCAACGATGTTTTGCAAACCGTTGGGTTCGTCGGATCGGACCGCCTCGGCCGCGTTCAAAAGTGTCTGCCGGTATTGGTCGAGATAGGCGAGATTGCCTCGGGCGTTCGCGGCGGGTTTACCGCCCGTCGGATTATTGCCGATTGTGAGGCCTTCCCAAGGGGACGATTTGCGAGCCTTATTGATACCCGAGAGGACCGCGTCCGCGTCGGCTAGTAGCGCACTGGCAAGGTCGGTCGGCGCTTGGCCGGCTTGGCGTCCGGGCTGTTCCCGTCCAGCACCAGGCCTCGCTGCGGCTTGAGGCGGTAAGTTACTTTGCGCTTTAGCGGCTTCGGCTTCACGTTGAGAAGATACGCCCTGTTGCGTGCGTGCGTCAAGTGGTGTGGGCCGCTCCGGCTCCTCGCGCAGATAATCCCCCGCCGCGTGCTGGGTGTCACCCTTAACTATTGAGCCCTCGTCCATCCGCAAGCTGATGTTGCCATTGGCATCGCGCTCAATGCGCTGCGTGCCAAACCGGCTGCCGTCCTCGAGCGTGACACTTGTTACTGCGCCGGTGTCGTCGTGCTCGATGCCGTCCACGCGCATGCGCGTCCCGTCCAGCTTGAAGTAATCGCCCTGGGCGAGCGACTCCACCGGCACTTTCACAGTGCCATTTCCCGGCCTTGAATTGGTGCGCTTAAAATCTTCATCCTGCTGCTGCATGGTATCGACCTGCTTCCCCTCCTTGGTCGCTTCCCGCCCGCTCTCGCGCTCGGCAAAGGCGTTAGAATATTTCGTGACCATGTCCCAAAGATCATTGGGACCAAAATTTTCACCGCGCAGCTGGCGCATAAAGTCCAGGTGATCGTCGAGCGCGCCGGCGCCGGCCTTGTTGGTGCGCTTGAAAACCTCGTTGGTGATGCCCGCTTTTTTGGCCGCGTCGTACGCCGCGCGGAATTTCTGTCCACCCACGCCGTAATTGTCCTCGTAGTTGTCCGGGAAAATCTGTTTGAGCTTGGCGTACTGGGTGCGCTCTTTTTCGGACAACACGCCACCTTGTTTGAGTTTGTTGCTCAGTCGCTGGAATTGCGCCTTGACGATACCATCGGGCAGGAAGGCGGGAATCTTGCCGAACTCGGAAGTCAGTTTAAAGAGGTCGCCATCGGCGTCTGTGAGGCCCTTGGAAAGTGGTGCCGCGCTGCGGACAGGATTTTCACCCGCCTCCGCCGTGATTGCCGGGCTGGGTTTAGCAGCCAGGGGAGCGCCTGTTTGCGCTTGGGTGCCCGGTGGGGCAGTGCCCACGGTGTCAGTTACGGGCGCGGCTGCCGCTACTGTCGCACCTTCCGGCGCGGCTGGCAACGGTTTGTTTTCCGACGGCGCTACAGGGGCACCTTCCGGCGGTGTAGCAGCCTCCTCGGGTGGCTTGATCTGGTTGCCCGTCATCGCCTGCTTGATTTCATCCGCCATCGCCGCGAGGTCGCCCATGGTCACCGGCTTATCCGGCGCGGCAGCTGCGCGCTGGGCAATCGTTGGCGCTTGCGTCTGGCCAGCATCGGCCTTCATCTGGGCAATCTGGGTTGCGACCAGGTCAACCTTCCCGTCAGGCGTAAGCACGGGCGCGACCTTGGCTGGCGGTTCATCCTCGCCGACACTTTCGGCGGTCGGGCCAAAATAGCCGTCGGCGGTTTGCTCGTATCCGGGCGGAAGTTTGGAAGCAACTGGAGCCTTTTTATTATCCGGTTGTTCCAAAGGCGGCGTCTCGGTTGCGGCTGATGGTGGCGTGGGCGCTGGCGTGGCCGGTCCTGATGGCTCCATCGCGCCTTGCGCTTGCAAAGCTTTGAGGTTGGCTAGTTGCGCAATCTTCGCATTATCGGTCGCGATAGGCTGGTAAGTCGGCAGTCCGGTCTTGGGGTCGAGCCCGGCCAGCTTTTTGCCAGTCACGGTGGGGTCGTTTTCGAGCGCCTGGATCTGCGCCGCAAGATCGGGCGCGGCTGGCGTGGCAGGTGTCGGCGTGGGCGCTGGCGTGCTGGGTGTCGTTTGACCCGTGGGCCCGGGCGGCGCAACCGGTTCACCTTCGGTCAGCGAGTGGCGCATCAAATAGGCCATCCCCGTGTTGACGCCAAGCTCCGTCGCGGCGTCGCGTATCTCCGCCGGCGTCTGCGCGGTGACCAGTTTGCCGACGGCGTCCGGTTCCGAGATGATCGCCTGTGCAAGAAAGCCTTGTTGGGCGGTCTTGGACTCGGCCGCCAGCGGCAACGTCAACACGCTTCCGGGCGTGGTAAAGCCCAGAAGCGCGCGCGTCAGGGCGGCGCTAAAACCCTGCTCCTTGGCCATTGGAAACGCCTCTTGCGGGAGAATGGACACGCCAGGCTTGAACGGCTCGTCCTCGGGCGCGAGCGGCGTCATGTTGCTGCCTTCAACCGCTTTATTCATCAGCCATGCCGCACCCGGCTCGATCACCTTTTGATTGGCGGCCGCCAGAGCGTCTTGAAGGATTCCCGGGGCCCCGCCGCGCGTGGCTGCGGTGAACTGCCAGTCGGGATTTTCGGATAAGGGCACGCTGGCGGGTAAGCCGCTGCTGTACTGGCTTGGCTGGTTGACCGGCTGCGCCAACTGCGCGGCCGTCGGAAGCCAAGGCGGCCGCTGATCTACCAGCCATGGAGGCGTGTCGTCCGCCTGCGCTTGCTCCCAGGGCGGTGTCTGTGCGTCAGGCATGGCTATTGGCTGTTGAGGAACTGCGCTGCGCTCCCTTTGCCGTACGTCGCTTCAAAGCTCGCGACGTTCGCGGGCGTCGGATGGGCCGCGAGCCATTGCCCGTGGGCGACCGGAATCCCGCTCATCGTCAGCGGGCCGGTCGGCGGTTGTACGGTTGAGCTTGCGGCTGTTGCTGGAGCCGCTGCCGGTGCATTCGCGGTCGCCATTGCCGCTTGCAGCCCATTTAAGGCAGTCTGGGTGTTCGTCCCGCCGCCTTCGTTTTGCAGCAACGCCTTAAAGACCTCGGCTTGCACGCCGGGCGGCATGGTCGCAGCTGGCGTGCCTTTTGGGGGCACCATCGCCACCGGCGTTTGCATGGAGAGAGCCGCCATCGGCGCGCCGGCGTCCGTGGCGTCATTCTCGCCGGGCGGCTGATCGGCGGCCGCGCTGGCTGGCGGCTGGCTCAGTGCTCCCGCCAGGCTGACGGGCGCAAAGCGTTGCTGGCCCGGATTAAGTGTCACCCCACCAGAGCCGAGGGGCGCGCCGCCAGGAGCCATCAGAGTGGCACCGTTGGGCACCACGACCGGCCTTCCGGCGCGTTCGGCATTGGCGGCAGCCGCGATGCTCTCCTTGCTAGTCCGGTCAAGGCCTGCCTGCACCGGCGCGTTGGCCGATTTGAAAATGTTGGCCAAACCATTGGCCGCGTCATTCGCGCCAGTGCCCATCCCGCCAATGGCGCTGGCCACATCGGCAATGGCACCCTTGTCAATGACCATGTTGCCATCCTTGTCGGTCGTGATGGCTCCTGGCTGCTTAAAGCGGTTAGCCAGAGCCATGGCTTGCGCCAGCTGCAGCTGCGCGCGTTGGTTCTGCGTGTCGAGCAGTCCGCCGCGCGACGCCGCTTCCGCCGCCTGTGCCTGATCGGCTTGCTGCCGCGCCTGCATGAGCGCGACCTGCTGGCGGATGCGCGGCGCCATGACGATGGCGGAGCCAAGGGAATTGACGCCCTGGCGCACGGGATTGAGTTGGCTTTCCCAATAAGGTGACATAGTGGTGAATGGTTACTGGTAAAGGTTGGCCCAATTCGGCGTCCCGCTGGTGTTATCGACCACGGGCGCGCTCCCGGTCGGATTCGCCCAGGACGCCGCGCCTTGCGGGACCGCTGGTGACGGAGTACCAAACGTCCCAGCCTTACTCGCCAAGCTGGTAAGGTTGCCGAGCATGCCAACCACACTGCCCCAACCGGACAGTTTGTCGCCGGCCTGACTGGCCACCTGCAATTCGGTCGGGAGTAACGAAGCGTCCCCGGCGCTGAAATTATTGATCACGCCCAATTGTTGCGCCGCGTTGGCATTTTTGATCGCCTGCTGGTTTTGCCAATCCCCATAACTGCCCTCCTTGGCGGCCGCATTGGCGTTGAGGGTATTCCAGGCGTTAGCCGCAGTTCCGGCCCGGGCTTTCGCCTGAGCCGTGGGGCTATTGGGGTCGCTGGTGGCCGGTAACGCGCTCGCCACCGGCGCGGAGGCCGTCTGGAGAGCCTGCCAGGCATTATTCCGCTGCGCCTGCCCCTCCTGCATCTGCTGCGCGGCCGTGGCTGGCGTCGAGCCGGCCAGCGACTTCTGGAAAATGGCGTTCGACTGCTGCTGCAGGCCGGCCTGTTGATTGACCTCATTGGCGCGCGCGGCCGTCATGGCGGCCTGCGCTTTGGCGTTGCCGGCCATTTGGAGGCCGGTCCCAATGACGCTTGCGATTGCTCCAATGGCAGCTAGAGGCATGGTAACTCCTGTAAATCGTGTTTGGTGGCTTCGACAATTCGCATCGCGTATTCAACGCCATTTTTGAGCCACTTGGCGGCCGCAATGCCGTCCTTGTGCCAGCCACAAAAACGAGCGAACAAATACACCTCCGGCATGTTGGCCGGGCAAAAGCTCACCAGCTTTTCCACGTCCGGGAGGGACAACATCAACCGCGTGCCCATGCGTCCGGCTTGGATGGCATCCGCTCCCCGGCAACGGTCGGTGAGCATCGTGTGTATCTCGAAAAGACCTTTCCCCTGCGCGTAGCACAAAAAACAGCCCACCGGCCGGCCGGCGTCCGTCACGAGCAGCGCATGGTTGTGGGGATTCTCGACGATGCCGCGCACGATGTCCCTGAGCTCGCGCAGCGGCTTGCGCGTCCAGTGGTCGTCACACACCCGGTCGAAGACGCTGGCGTCATGCACGATGGCCCAGACCGTTTCCCAGTCCAGCGTTTGGTCGATTTCGAGGTGCAGGTTCATTAGTTCACCAGGTAGGAGCTGCCGCCGGAGCCGTTCACGGTCCCCACGCCGGTTGAGCCCAGCTGATTCCAAATGCTCATGTTCCCCGGCTGCGCGGCCGAATTGCCGTACATGCCAGCCAGGTATTGCTGGCTCCAATCGGAAAACAAGTTGCCCAGAGGTTGGATCGCGCTCGGCGCGCGCAACTGGGACGCCGAGGCGGCCGCCTGCGTGGCGATGGAAGACGGATCGGCGCTGGACTCGAGCTGTGAGACCAGATTCGCCTTTTGCGTGTTGACGTTGGCTTGGAGCGTGTTGGATTGCTGCTGCGCGTTATTGGTAATCTGGCTGTTGTTCTGGGAAAGTTGGTTGGACAGGGACGCATTGCGCTGCACCGCCGCGCCGCTCTGAAGCAAGCCGCCGCGCGCCAGTGAATAGGTCAGATTGTTTTTGGTCGTCTGATAGTCACGCATCATGCCGGGCGTGACTGCGGCGGTGTAATCGGTCGCGGCCTGGTTGAAGAATTGCGGGGTGAAGCCGGCGAACTGATTTTGGATCTCGCCCATCCCTTGCGTGATGTTCGCCTGGCGCGCCGCTTCTTGCGCGGCTGCGCCACCATCGCCCGTACTGCCAAACAGGCTCACGCGCGCACCTCAAATTGTGAATGTGAAGTCATAAAAATAAAACGGCGGTAAAGCGTCTTGCGTGACGCGATACCGCCGCATGCCGACCAACCAATAACACCGATTTCAGCCATCAACCTACCGCCGCGCAGCCGTCCGTCAACTACTTCTCGTTGGCTTTCATCTCGTGGCAGAGGATGGCGCTAAAAAGCGCGTACTCGCTGCTGGATTCCACCGCCGAAAAACTGTAGTGCGTGCCAGCCGCTTCCCACCCGATCGCCTGGAGCAGGAATGAGGACGCCGTGTTGTTGTACACCAGCTTGTAAGCGCCGGCCGTGTAATCCGCGCTCGCCGAAATCGCCCAGCTGCCCTGAAACGCCGCGTCGATGGACTCGAACTGCTTGCGGGTGCCCGGGCTACCGCCGTCGATGTAGGGAGACGTCCAAGACACGCCGCAGTTGTCATAGGCCTGGTTGCTCGCGCCACCGTATTGGTAGAGCGCATTGCCGGCGCGCACCCACACCTGGCCCTGGTACGTCAAAAATTTGGTGGGGACAAAGGACGTCGTCTGGCTAAGCGCGCCCGTATAAGTCGCCGTAGCCGCGTTGCCGGTCACCGTGGCGGTGGTCGCCGTGGCGACAAAAGCTCCCTCAGCTTTCAGGACCTGCGTGCCGTTGGTGATGCTGACTTCATTGGCACCTGGCAACCAGGCGTAGCGCTGCCCCACCGTCAGCCCCGTGTAAGTCACCGTTGAGCCGGAATAATTCAGGGCCGGCGCCAGCACGGCCGCCTGATAGGTTGGCGCGTAAGTCCCCCAGGCGGCGATGGACGCGCCCGGAAAGTAAGAGAACGTGTAAATGCTCCCGGCCGCGCCGCTCGGAGTCGGAACGTAAACCCAATAACGATTGTCCGCCGGATCCACCGCCCCGCACGCGGCCGCTTTTTGGCTGGTCGTCAAGCTAGCCAGAAGCGGCTTCAAGATCTGGTCAATCGGCGTCCCCACGTCGGCAATGATGGCGTTGTTGCTGGCGTCGCGCACGCGCACCGAGCGCACGCCGTTGTCGGCCAGCATGTAAACATCCATGTCCCCCACCGGCTGCACCGACAAGCCGGCGACGGTCCCGATGTTCGGCAGGATCTGCACCGGCGCGTAATTGGCCGGGTCCGGGTCCGTGTGCCACACCTGCACCGTGCGCCGGGAGACAAACAGGAGACTCCCCTGATACGGCGCGCACGCCGCCAGCGTCTCCGGCGTCGCGTAAAAGTTCGTCATCGTGATGAAGCTATTGCCGGCGGCCGTCGGATCATTCCAAGTGGTCGGGAGCTCCTCCGCCGAGAAATACGCTGTGGCACCGGCTAAAGCGTAAACCTTGTTATTGAACGCCGTGAGGAACGTCGGCACGACACCAGTCACATTGCCAAAGCCAACCTGGGTTTGGGTTCCCGTCAGGTTATCGGTCAGCGTCAAGGTCACCTCACCGCCCGTGCCCGGGAGGGCCAAGGTCAAATGATAATCCATTCCCTGACCGGCCAGGGCGTTCACGCCGCCAGTGGGAGCTAGCACGTGGTTAGCATATTGGATGGACGTGCTCATTTAATACGCGGGCACTTGGAGGTAAATCGTCATGTCAAAGACCTGCGGCGGCGAACTGGAATCCGTCACGGTCAGGATGATGGGGATCGCATGGGCGGCGGTGTGGTCGGCAAAGCCAAGGCTGTAACTCCACCACTGGTAATTCAGCGTGCTGTCGGTGATCTGCGCGGTGATGGGAATGTTCTTCGGAAATTCGATGGCGGTCGTAAACGAACCCGGATTGCTCCAGGTGTACGTGTAGGGAGGCACTCCGCCGGTCGCGGTAACCAAAACTGAGCTAGGCTCGCCGATGGAATTAAATGTCCAGTTATTGCCCCCAAGCGGGCCGGTAAAGGAAACCGTCCCGGTGCTTACCGTCGCCGACAATTGCGTGGACGTGCCCGAGTTCACCGCGGCGGTCGCCGTGATTTGGACGTTCTCCGGCAGGTCGTCGTTGGCCACCGTCGCGCGCGAAAGAAAAACCGTGTTGCCCACCGCGCAAGCCAAATAAAGGCTCGTGCCCGTGTTGGCGTTGATGTTGGCGGCAATGCGCGCGCAAAACTGCGCCACGCTCTCGGTGGCGTAGCCGGTGCTCTGAAACGTCATCGTGGAGGTCAGGGCGTTAGCCGCCAGGTCGCCCATGATCACGCTGACATTTTGCGCGGCCGTCGCCGACACCACAAAGGAACAATTGGCCACGCACACGTTGCCGCCGGTCGTCACGGCCACCCGCGCGAAGTTATTGGCCGCGCCCGGCATGGCGGCCACGAGATTGATCACGCCGTTGGTCGCGGTCGCGCTAAACCCGCTGGTACCGGAATAGCCGTTGATGTTGGTCACCACGTCGGCGGCCGTCTGGGCGTTGCTCGCGTTGTAGGGCACAATGGCCGACAGCAGATTGACACCACCAACGGTGATCTGCGTCACCTGGTTGGCGTTGGTGCCACCACCGCTAAACGTCGCGCCGCTCACCGTCAGAGTGGCTGCGGATTTCGCCAGGGTCAGCGCATTGCCACCACTGCCCGTTGCGATGGCCTGCAAGTAAATCTTGTGATTGGTCGTGTTCTGGTTATACGCGGTCGCGTAGGTGTTTTTGGTCATGGCGGCGGCATACTGCGTACCGGAGGTACCGGTCAGATTCACCGCGCACAACAGGTTCAGCAACGAGGCGTCCGCGCTCGCGCCGATCAGGACGTGCCCGTCCGTGTTGGTCAGTACCGTCTGAAACGTGTAAACCTTCCCGTTGATCGTGACCGTGTCGTTGTTGGAAACGTTGGTCCCACTGGATGTGATTGAGGCAATCGCCGCGGCCCCGCCCCCCGCAAACGCCGTCAGGCTGAAAGCCGCGGCCGACTGCGCCAAAGTGAGCAGATTGCCCGCGGTTCCTCCCACGGACGCCGTCAAAGTTGTACTGCCGCCGGCAATGACTGCGGAGCTCGCCGCCGTGTTGGCGGTGGTCGCACCGCTGTACTTGGTGCCCATGCCGGTTCCGGCATTGATCGCGTTCACGAGATTGGCGAGCGTCGCCGCCGGCGTCACGTCGATTAACACCTGGTTGGCCGCTCCGGTGATCATTGGCACGAACGTGTAAATCACGCTGCCGATTGTGATCGTGCTGTTGGTGGCTGGATTGCTGCCCGTGTACGCAATCGCGCCCGTGGCCGACGGGTCGGGGCTGCCGGCGGCGATGGCGAGTTGCCCCACGGCATTTTGGGGCGCGGTTGCGGCCACGCCGTTATTCACCAGGAGCGAGCCCACCGTGGCGTTGCTGTCGGTGATGCTCAGTCCAAACGGATTGGGCGAGGATTGGGACGGGATCGACAACACGTCAAACCCGACACTTGGTGTCGGTAAGTATATAGCCACCGTGCCGGTGGCGTTGATGGACAGGGAATCTGAGGCATTAACGCCCAGCGTATTGCCATAGCCGTCCGTGGCCGGCGGAATGACCGTCACGTTATTGGTCCCCGCATCGCCGGCCGCCGTCGTAAAGCCCAGATTATTGCCAAAGCCGTCCTGGGCCGCCGCAATGGCCGTCCGGATCAGGCCGGCAGTCGTGTTATCGTCGGTTGTCCACGCAATATTTGAGGCCAGCAAAACCGAGGTGGTTTGCAATTCCATCGTGATCCACGTGGGCCGGTTGAAATTGTAATAAACGGACACGACCGTGTTGCCGCTGCCGGCGCTCCCGCCGGTGACCTTAAAGAACAGGTCCGTCAAGACCGGGGGCACGGTCGTGTAACGTCCGCTCGCCGTGATCGCCGCGCAGAGATCGGTGGCCATGGCAAACGCGGTGGATTCAATGCTGCCTTGCTGGCCATAGTAGAAATCCGTTTCGACGTTGTCGCCATAATAGACCAGCGTGTCGCCATTGCTCCACGTCGTCACGACTGCCGCTTGGCCGTCGAAGTAGGTTGATGCCGTGACCCCGGTCATTTTGATTTTGTTGCCGATCGGATCGAGCGGGTGAAGCAATTGCACGAAACTAGCCGGCGCAGCGATCGTCGGAACCACCGTAGTGCTTTCGCTGAAAACTCCGGCGGAAGTTGGCGGAATATTGAAATAAATACTACCAAGTCCAATTCCGTTGAGGAAAACGGCGGTGATCGTCTGCAAGCCATTGACGCCAGGGACAGCGCTCCCAGAAACCATGATGGTGTCACCCACCGCAAAATGGGTGTTGCTGAGGTTGTTCTGATAAATGTTCGCCAGGGAATAGACCGTGCTCGGGTTGGTTATGGTGGTGCTAACGCCAGCGCCGCCCAATAGGTCGCGGCTGCCAAAAACAAGGATGGCGGAGTCCGTTTCCTGCGCGCCAAACGTGTTAGACGGCAGCAACAGCGGGACATAGGCCTTGCGCTTCTCGATCTCGGCGCCCTGGGTGATGTGCCCGTTGATCAGCTGGGTCAACGTGCCTGGCGGAAGCGAGAGCTTGAACTTGCGCGCGTCCAGGCCACCGCGAAAATCGGAGATGACCTGGTACGCCATAAAGCGAGGCCTCGGCGCGGCTCAGTGGCCGGCCTCGAGCGAACCGTTGGTGTTCGTCACGGCCGCCTCACCGATGGCCACCTGATTGAGGTCCCAGGCCCCGGCGATAACGTCGGCGTCCCCATTCGTGCTGACGCCCGCGTTGGCGCTCACCGTCGTCGAGCCCCGCGTCGCCTGCACCAGCGCCACACACGGCGCGTAGAGGCGATTGGAGGAGGTCGGGTAAACGATAGCGGAATTTTTCCAGAGCCCGCAGGTCACCTTCAAGCCCAGCAGCGTTTCCCCGCCGCTGTAAGGAATCGGCACGCTCATCTCGGCGTTGAGGCCTTCACCGCTCGTGTTGTCGGTCACGCCATACGTCTTGCACCCTGGCAACGCCAGCAGCGAGCAGCTCACGAGCAACAACAGCCCAACTTTCTTGTAGGGGCCGGCTTGCGGGGCCGGGTCGGGTGCGGTCACCGTTGCGCTACCCCCGAACATGGCTTTGATTGCGCCAAAGATGCCGCCGGTTTTATAGCCGATATAAGCGCGGCCAGCATGGGCGGCAATTCCCCACAGCAAGACCAAGCCCACCAAAAGACCTTTGTATTTCGCAGGCACGAGCGGAATGAGCGCATTAATCGAGTTATCCAAGTTTGCCACCTGATCCGCCGTGAGGGCCACGCCGACAGCATCATTGGTCTGCGCGATTGCGACGCAAGCCACGAACGACAGGCAAACAGCCAACAGCAATTTAAGTTTCATCTGGACTATCCTTTCTTGGTTCAATAAGTCGTTGCAAATGGTCAATCCGCCCTTCAATCCGCGTCAATCGCCCGTTCAGGTACCAGCAGCCCCCACAGATGGCGGCAACCACGGTCATCGGCAAAACCGTCGATTCGTCAATGACACCTGCACCCAATAGCGCGTTGGGTATAATGCCCGGCAAAGCAACTTTGGCGGCGAGAGTGATCATGTGGTCAGGTCAGTACAGAGCGGCCGAAACATGTGCGTTCGTTCCGGCATCGTAATAAATACTATATCCCTTTGGCACAGCCGTATTCGCCGCGTTGTTGCTCTGCCACGGTTTCCATATATTGGACACCCCCCACCAAGCCGGGTTGTTGGAGTAAAATTGAGGCGTAACGTTTACATTGGTGAACAGGGAGCCATCAAAACAAAGCAGGTCATTGCCATTCGTATCTCTCACTACCGGCTCAAAATTTACAAACTGCGGCCCATTCGTCGAATTTTGCACGCCTGACGATATTTGGTAATTCACCGGATTATACTGCCCAATGGGCGCCAACCCTGAAACCATCTCCATGAGCGCATACGCCCCATTATAGCCCGCGATCGTGTTGGTCGTGCCCACATGAATGCCATCACACCCCACCACTTTGAGCCACGGAACAGTTTCGCGTCCCCAAACATCAATGACACCATCGAAGGGAAACTGCATGCGCAACTGCTCAAAGTAAGAGCGTTCGTTCTGCTGATTGATGGCCGTTGCGGTGGCGTCCGGCCCGGTCTCATACAACCTCACCTTGATGCCATTGTTGGTGACCAGCGGTAAAAAGAACACGTCGAAATTGGTAATGGTAGCCGTGATTGTTTGCACCCCGCCCCGCAAGTCATTGTCGCCCGCGCAAGTGATTATTTTTCGGTCCAGATAGCGAGACGGATCAATATTCACTGCGCCAGGCACGAAGCCTATCCCGCTGGAGGTGGCGCCGATGGCACCCGGCCCGGTCATGTTGGTGTACCATGCCACCAAAGTGCCTGGGTACGCGTCTTGAATGACAAACTCATCAGAATGCGCCAGCATGTACATCGTCGTCCACTCATTGGTGATCGGAATGGCCGTCCCGTTAAACTGAATCCAGTTACACGGGAACCACTCCCTACTCGCACCGACAAAATCAGTGACGAGCCTCGCGCCAAACACGTCGCTGAAGAAGCGAAAGTCGGCAACCGCATTGTTACTGTTTTGCTCGCAGCTCGTATTGTGCACGATCACCCCCAGCACCTCCGTGTTGAATATGTTGGTGCAAAAGGAGCCGGCGGCCAGCCACGTTGGCCCCCCGCCGCCGATCACCACCGTCGTCAGGACGTCTGTGACCGTGATGGATTGGAACAGGTTGGTGACTTGCGCCGAATTATACCAGACATTCGGGTTTCCATTTTTCCAGGAACTGCAAAGCCCGTTGGAGTTATAACTAACCGTCAAGGTTTCCCAGAACACCGGTGCTGCTCGTACTCCCATGGCCCATTGCCCTGACATCCCCTTTGCCATGGTGTTCGAACCGGCATTTATTATGGCGCTGACTGGCGTAAAAAATGTGTTACCAAGGGATGTATCAACCGCCGCCGCGGCGTTTTGCTCCAGAGCTGAGGCGGTGACACACGTTAGGTCGTTAGAGTTATACACTCCAAGCAACGCGCTTTTGGCCCCGAACACATTGTTGTACACCGCCGATGCATCCACCCGGAAGCACACTGAAATGGAGAAATTGGTTAAGGGCTGGGTCAGGGTTATTGTTTCCAAGTTCGTGCCCATCGCATAAAACCCCCGCGTCAAGAACTGCTCATTCGTCGAGGTCCACGCGTTGCCGACCAGCGACACGTGGTTAGACGCATTATATTTCGGCATGAACAGGCTAGCCTGTATTACCGACGTCCAAACGCCTTTTGCCTTCTCCGCCTGGACGGCAAAGCCAAGGTCGTTGGCGGCGGATTGATCCGTGACGCCGGCGGTCTTCAACCAAGCGGCCGTCGCGGGATCGGTGACGGCCGCGCCAGACGCTCCCGCCAAAGTTAGCGGCGTGACCGCCTTGCGGTTATTGGTGCCCGTGTTCACCTCGGCCTGCGTTGCCACCGGGAGCGACACCTGAGCCAGCGCCGGCCACGTCAGCACCATCAAGAGGTATGCGAGCAAGATTCTCATGGCGTCAGCTGATCCGGTATTCCCCGCGGATGCATGCCGTCCCATTGGGTGCGGTGTAAGTGGACGCCGTGCTGCTGATGACGACGTGGCAACCGTAGTGCCAGTTGGTGCCGTCATAGCTCTGCATGTCGCGACAAGTCTCCCCAAAGTGCAACGCGCTTTCGAGCGTGCGCACCTGGCCGGCGGCAATGGGGAAGATCATGTTCTGCAAAGGAGCCTGGCCGCCGGCGACCGCGTCCGTCGCGAAGATCATGATCCATTGCGTGCCACCGGTGAGGTTGGTGCCGTCCACCTCAAGCGAAAGTAGTTTCTTGCGGGCTGCGAGTCCGGAAGCTTCCGACCAAACTGCCAAGCCGGTCACGGCGGACGTCAGGTCGCCGACAAACGTCGTCCCGGCCGGGTTTTCCGGGTCGCTGATCTCCACGCTGATGTCCATCACGTCGGCCCCGTCGGCCGTATACGTGCCCTCGGTCGTGCTGAGGCCCACGAAGCACCCCAGAAAACAAGTGAGCGATCCCCGCTTGAACTCCTTGTAAAACTCGCTCGTCGCGTACACCGGCCATTCTTTGAGCGGGACCGCATTGGCGACCGGAGCGGCGACCGAGTCATGCACTTGCAGCCACGCAATCAATGTGCCCGATCGAAAGTAGCCCTCGATCTTGAGCACCTCCGCCGCGTGGGTCGTCGCCTGTAACAGCGACACGTTATAGCCATTGATGGGTTTCATATCGGGTTAGCTGCTGCCGCCCAAAACTGCGACCACGGGCCGCCGGTTGTTGCCGTAATAGAAGTCCTTGAAGCGAGGCGCTTCGCCCGCGATGTTGAATACTTCAAACTTGCTGGGAAAAGCCGACTTCAGCGCCTCGAGATAACTCTTGGCCTTCTCGCCCTTCGCGCTCGCGTCCGCCGCACCCTTGCGCGCCAGGATCTCCGCCGCCACGTAAAGCACCAGCGCGAGATCGTCGATGACGCACGTATCCGTATCGGCGACCATCTGTGTCAACGCCAGCAGCCCGGTGAAGATGATGGTCTGCGGCACGCTCGGCAGCGGCCACAACTCGACTTGCAATCCAGCGTTGGTGTTCACGAGCTGCCAGCGCATGACCGGGCTGGAGGTAACGCCCAAGTCAGATCGAAACAGGTTGTATTCCTCCTGCCCGATGCCGTAAGCGATCCGGTAGCGGAAATTGTTGATGTTGGTGAACAACGGCAATTCGAGGTGATCCATGTCGATTCCGGCAGGCAAGGCGTAGTATTGGCCGCCCACCGTGGCCGCGACCGTCGCGACCGTTTTACCCCGCAAGTAGGAGTGCTGCGTGAACAGGAACGACTGCTGGTTGTTGAGCAGCTGATTATTGATCGCGACGCGGGCCGGGGAAATGGTTTCGTTCATTTCCTCGCCGCACTCCGCATTGAACATCTGTCGGAGCGTTGCCAATGTGGTGCCGTCGGGCATGGCTCATTTATTCGCCGGGGACTCAGCTTCTTTCTGCGCAACTTCGTCCTCGGCTTCCATGATCGCCTGAATGATGGATTCCTTGGAGTCCTGGGCGTGCACGCGCAACTTGAGCTTGATGGCCAGGTCGCACAGATCCGCGCGCAGTTTGCCGGCCAGTTCGTTGGCCCGGGCACGTTGCGTGGCCACTTTGGCCTGGTCGCTGTCGGCGCGGAAGATCGGGTGCTCCTCCGTGCCGCCGATAAACTCCTCGATCTCGGCGAACGTCTCCGGCAGACGCACGCCCGCGCCCGTGCCAAACGTCGCCACGAAGGCGGTGACACTGGTGCCATTCTCAGTGATGTTGCCGGTGTACTTGCGTTTGAGCCGGGCGATTTCCTCGGCCTGGGTGCGCTTGTGTGTGGTCGGTTCCACCGCCGGCTTGGCGGGCACGCTCCGGCCCGTGGCGGGATTGTAGTACTCCTCCTCGGCGGGTTTGCCCTCTTTGTCGATGGTCTGCGCGTCGCCCGGCTGGATGAAAAATTCACCGAGGGGCGTGCCGTTGGCATAGACCTTGTGCAGCTTGTATAGGATCAACGCCTCCCCGGGCGTGATGCCGTATTTGAATTGCTGGTTTTCGGGCGAAAGAATGACGAGGCCGTTGGCGGTTTGCATAATCAGGAGGTTTGGGGTTCCGTTGGGTTGGACGTGCCCGGCTTAGCCGCTGCCACGATTTTTGGTTCAATCGCTTGTAGCGCGTCTTCAGCGTGGTACATGGTGGCCACGTTTTGGCACGTCAGATGAACAACGCCGCCGGGGACGATAGTGGCAACGTCACAATTGCATGCGCTACCGTTGCTCTGAAGGTTGTGGATGAAGCCCACGACCACGGCGCCGCAATAGTTGCGCGTGACGACCGGGTCGAGATTTGCCGCCGGGCGGCCGTTTTTGAAGTGCATAGTTTTGGTTAGGTACCGGTCGGCGATTTGAAGCCGTTGAACCAGATGCCCAGGATGTTGATCCAGTCGTTGGTGCCGTTGGTGGGATTGGCGATCGTAATTCGCACCTTGTGGACGCCCCAAAGAAAATTCTGATTCACGTTGGTCGAGCTGGCCACAATGTTCGTGCCGTTCAGCGTTGGACCGGTCCAGACGAACGTGTTACCGGCTGCCGTGTCGAGCACTTGCGGAGCGCCGGGAACGTTGTTGCCAGGCTGCAAACCATCGGCGATGGCGGTCAAGGTAAACACGGGTGCCACCGTGGTGTTGGTCCCGCTCCCGCTGGTATACGCCACCGCGCAGCCAATGAACGGTAGCGAGCCGTCCTGGTTGATCCACGAAGACACGTCCACAATGCCAGCATTGTTGGTGACGTAAACGAGCTGGTTGCTCGACACGTAACCGTTGATGATGAGCCCGTTGGCCGGGTTGGTGATGGTGACCGGCACGTTGGTCACCACGTATTGTTTGGCATACGTGAAGACGTTCGTAAAACCCGAAGCCAGGCTGATGCTACTGGCCACCGTGTTGGTGCTGGCAGCCGGGATGGTGAGGTAGAAGCCATTCAGGAACGGAATGGAAACCGCCTGTTGCGCGCGGGCTGGAAAAGCCAACACCGCGAGCAGCATCAAAAGAGCCACGCCATGGGCCACGGTGCCGAACCAGTTGAGCGGTTCGGTAAAGAGAGTGCGAATGAATTTCATAAGTGTGATTGAGATCAGGTGGTTAACGGTTGCGGTGCTTAGTTCATGATGCCCTTGTACAGGCAATCCATCTGGTTGCAGGTGACCACGCCACGGTCCGTGGTGGAAGTTAACATGACGAACTGATTACTGGGCATGTTCTGCGGCGTGACCTTGCCCCACTGGCCTTTCTGCGTGCGCAACTTCAGGTGCGATTTATCCCATGCGTAAATAACCTTGGACTCGCCGATGAGGTCCAGCGTCGGATCAAACATGATGTCGACGCGGCCAAAGCGAACGCCGGTCACAGAGACATCAAAGTACTTGTCCTTCCACCCGGTCGTGGTCGTCATACCCTTGGCCCGCATCTCGCGGATAAGCGCGTCAATCAGATCGGAGCCAGCGACAGCGACCGGGTCGACAAAACCGCCGTACAACGGCAGCAGCACATTTATCACCTTGTTGAGACGCTCGGTCAGGGTCTGGTCCGCCTTGGAAAACGAGAGCCTTGAGCCCGCGTTGCCCACACCGGTGTCAGCGATGTGGCGCCACCAGATATTTGACCGGTTGATGCCCAGCGTGATGCCCACCGTAGGGTCATCGGTGATGATGGATTTGAGGCCGGGAATGGCCTTGGGATCTTGGGTGCCGTCCTGCCAGAGCGTGGCGTTACGGCCGTACATGATCGACTCCTGATAGTCCGCCTTTTTGGTCTGAAGCGCATTGAACAACTTGACTTGATCGTCATCGGTTGGCGCCGAGATATCGCGGTTGTTATTCGTCACGACCACGCCCTGGTACATGAGCTCTTCATGGGTGATCTGCCAGCCGGCGTGCATCCAGCGCACGGGGCACGTCGTCTGTAGCGCGCCGTCTGAACTGTTGAAGTTCAGCACGTCGGCTGAACTGATACCGAGGTAAAATCCTGGCTGATCGCGGAGCAACGCACCCTGAACCGGCTCGCGGAAGTTGGCCGGCGAGGTCGTGCCCGCCGCTGGGCCAGCCGCGTCAAACTCCTCCTTGCTTTCCATGAGAATGCGCAGCAGCGGCTTGTTTTGGATGTGTTGCAGGATCTTGCGCGGATCCTTCGGATTGAAGAATTTCTCGAGAGTGCTCGCGGTAACATCGGCGGCCACTGGTACGGTAAAGGCCATAAACTTGTTTCTTTCGTCATTGTGGCAACCGCACGCCTTATCGCGTGTGCCGCCTTTGGGCGGCCTCCACTTCGGCCTTGAACTCGTCAAGCTCCGTCATGGGCGTCTGCCGGGTTGTTCCGGATGAGCCGTTTCCGCCACCGTTGATTGCCTGCCGCGCCGTTTTCTTCGGCAACAATTTGCCGACCTCGGCTTTCACCTCGGCCAGGGCTTGGTCGGCCACCTTGCGCGCGTCCGCGCCGGTCAGCATCCGACCCAGCTTTTGCACCTCGGCTTCCGCCAATTGAAACGTCCGGCTGGTGTGCAGGCTTTTGAGCGGCAAATAATCAGGA